CCGCCGCTTCGCGGAAGGACTGCCCGAACGACTGCGCACGGGACGTAACGCGGGCTTAGGGCTTTACCTGCATGGGGGATACGGCACGGGGAAAACGCACCTCGCTTCCGCCATTCTCGGCCGTTGCAAAGACTTAGGCGTGCCCGGTGCTTACGTGTCCGCCGTTGACTTCTTTGACGTGGTTAACGGGCGTGACTCGGGCGTGCCCGTGCCCGCAATCATGGGCGCACTCTCCGCTGTCGCCGTTCTCGTGATAGATGAACTGGGCGTGCAGTCGTGGACCGACGCCGAAAGAAAACGCCTCCAGCAAATCCTCGACAAGCGTTGGGACAGGCAACTGCCTACCGTGATCTGCACGAACATGAACGAAGAGGAATTGGGGAAGTGCTGCGGCGGGCGCGTCGCTTCGCGAGTGAGCCAGCGCAGTTACACCGTGTCTTTCCCCTGGGCGGACTATCGCCGCGCACACAACGTGTCCGATATGGCACCGGAGGACCTGTTTTGATCGAAGAAAAGATGAGGTTTTTCCTAGTCGGAATCGGCTTCGGGGCGACCGCCTTCTACCTGTTTTGGGCGGCCCTCAGGGAGTACAGGTCCGCTATTTTGGTAATCAAGGGGTTGCTTGCATGACGAATTTTCTAATCGCCGCCGCTGTCGTTTGCCTTGCCGCGATTGCATGGCTGCTGATCTGCATTCAAGAGACGCTCTCGAAGATTTACAAGGAATTTTGGGTGTCTCAGCGAGAAAACAAATATTTTTGGCAGGCGAATTTGTCAGGACCTGATCACACCTTTGCAGGTAAACGGCTGTGGATACGCCGCAGTCCTGACCGTTACTGTCACCTTGTGTGGAATGTCGGGGCCTGGGATGGCTCGAATGAGATAACGGACCTTGGTGGGTCCATGTGCGGCGCAGAGGTCGGGACAAACGTGGACGCGAAGGAATGACGACCAGTCGGACTCTTCGGGCTCAAGGATCGACGGGAGTATTACGCCCATGCCGCCAACAGTTTCACCTTCAACTCGTCGAATTTCGGCTAGTTCACAGCCGGACACCTCGATTTGATCAATTACGAAATCTTCGCGGGTTTCGATGGTTAGGACTAGCACAGGGTGCAATACCGCGCTATCGGGTCGACCGACAGGCATCCGCTCCATTGCGTAAGAAATGCAGATCGAGTCTTGCCTGTGCTTTTGGATTTCTTTGTTTTTGCTGAGGATCATTTTTATGAGGGTTAAGGCTGTGTCAATCATGGGGAAGAAGAGGGAAACGATGTGTATGGCGAAACAAAAGGAGAGTTTTATGGACGCCACATGGTTAAACGAAAGGAATAAAGCTTTGATCAAGGCAGGTGAGGGTATTGTCGCCGCTCGCAAGAGCCTCGATCAACTCGAGGAAGCCCTGAGAGGAACCGTCTCGGGCAAGTTTTCCGATATCGGCCATGTGGCAGACACGACGCACAGGCTTCGTGAAGAGATCGACCAGATTCTGATCGGCCTGGTTGAGTCGAGCGTCGTGCCGCCTGAAGAGGAAAGGATCATAACCTCACGCCGGAGCTGATCACTCTCGGGCCTTTGGGCTTGGGCTGATGGAACGTTTTGATGTACGCGCACCTTGGGCGAAGCATTAGCCGGCATACGGCGTCCCACGTTGTGGGGAGCGGGAGCAGGATGACGACATCCGGGTGCGAAGAGAAGTTCAGCACTAGCGTCTGCTTCAGTCGGCCTTCGCTGTTGATGCCGATGTCGACTACGGCGCACCTGAACTGTGGCGCGATGGTCGGAGCAACGGAGAAGGGCGTAGGGGACAGGCATAGGGCTGAGAAGTCCGCTTCGCGAAGCGCGCTGGCTTCTGCGATGGTGAGCGCGGCTTGGCTACCGCCGGTATCGGGTACGGCAACGACCATTTTGGGCCATTGCTTTCCTGACCAAAGCCACCAGAGAAGCAGAAGGATCGGGATGTAGATCTGAACAGGCATAACAGAAAAAACGAATTGAACAATTTCTAACAAGCTTTCCTCCGTGAGGTGGTTGATAGGCTGTCTGGGGAGACACCTTCAATCATCTCACGGGGGACCTAGAAAGGAGGAGGAATGGATGCGATTGAGTGTTTGATTGGCCTGGTGTTGCTCTTCGCGATGTACGTGGCTTGGGTATTCGAAGGAGATGACTGGAATGAATGAAAAAAGGAGGGGGCATGAAAGAAAGTGACGAATATCGCCTCGGACGATCTGCCGCACTACGCGGTGAGTCGATGGCGAAATACCAGAGCCTCACGGCTCGAATGAATCCCAAAAAGAGAGCAGCCTTCATTCAAGGCTATTACGACGGACTGAGGAGAAAGGAAAAATGATTGGTTTCACGATTGAGGGGGCTCCAGTCCCCAAAGGACGCCCGCGCTTCACGCGCACTGGGCATACGTTCACACCGGCCAAGACGCGTCAATATGAGGCGCTTGTTACGGCAAGAGCAAGGGAAGCCATGATCGGCAAGAGAAAGATCGAAAAGCCGAATGCTGTGCGCGTGGACATCCTCGCCATCTTCCCTGTGCCCTCGTCATGGTCTAAGAAACGCCGCACAGCGGCTCTGCAAGGTGTCGAGCATCACGTCTCAAAGCCGGACCTTGACAACGTCCAGAAGGCGATTCTGGACGGTATGAACAGGATCGTTTTTGAGGACGACTCGCAGGTGATCGACAGCAGGGCCAGAAAGGCATACGGACCCGAGCCGGGGGTAAAAGTTTTTATTGATGAGGTGAAGCATGGATGATGCTGACCGAGCTGCCAGAAGCGATGAGTGGATCATGCGTGCGGCAATTGAAGAGAGAAGGCCAGAAGGACCGAGGCCGATGCTTGTAACGATGTGCCTGTTTTGCGGAAAGGCGATTGAACGAGTGAGCCCCGATGATCTTAAGGCGGGTAAGTTGGTGAAAAGATGGTGTTGCGCGGCATGCCGAAACGCCTGGAGCAAGGAAAACGAATGAACGCTGAAGAAAAGATTCTCGAAGATCGCCTGCTCAACTGGGGGCGTTGGAACCAAGACCCGAAGAGACAGGGACGCTCTCCGCTGTGTGCCTTCATGGAAGCTGTGCCGGACGATGAGAAGGACGACGACGTGCCTATCGAACGGCACGACGGACCTCCTCCTGTGGATGTCAGCGATGCCCTGCTTGTGCAAAGGGCGTGGGAACGACTCCCGGTTGCACCAGAGCGCTACAGAAAGGCGAAGATGGTTGTCGGTGTTGCATACGCCTTCAACGTGCCTTTCATGGACCTGAAGCGCATCCTGAGGAAGTACCACCGCATCAATCTCCATGAGCGGGAGTTTGATGGCCTGGTGGAGATGGGTAGAAAGATGATTCGAAACAATCTTCTCAAAATCGAAGGCATGCCACCAAAATGAGTTATACTCAGCAGTAACAATTTGAAGCTGTGTGATCAGCGGGGCCGTTTTCGGGGATACGTGTATCTTCAGTGAACGGCATGCCTTTTTGCGTAGGGTTTCAGAGCTGATGCCCGCTTGAGTTAAGATGTAATTGAGCCCGTGGTGATGAACTGCGGGCTTTTTCATTTACAACACCGCGCAAGCCTAGCCAGGGATAGTCTGTCCTCAGGAAGCTCACTCCGCGCGGTTACCTTTTCGCTACCTTAGGGCAGTTTGCTCCGAGGTCGGGGCGGGGAGAAATCCTCGCCCTTTCTCATTTTCGGAGGGTCGCTATGTTCGATCGATTTGATAACTGGCTTATGGATAAGCTCGTCCGGCTCTACGTCGCCGCGGTTCAGCGCCGGCAACGACGTATGGGCCGAGGAGATCCTAACTGTTTCGATGGAGTGCGCATCATTAACGCAAAGGATAGCCGGCCGGCTTTGTTTCAGTACGTTTATCGGATAACCCCATCTGGAGATGATAAATCTCAAAATGAAACCCCTTGGGGACATCGCGCCAAGTGCAATCCTATAGAAACAGTATTACTTTAGCTGTTTCATAATTTCTTGTTGGAGCTCCCTGAGACGAGAAGCTTTGATTACGTACCCGAGATGAAGCATTGTGTTGAAGTTAAAATTTGCTTTTGTTGTGAGCGTCACTTCGCCTGAGTTTTTCATAACGGGTCCACTATATAAAACCCCTACGAGCATGAGTCTTGAAGGCCCGAAAACATGGCTAAAGCTACCATCCTGACCATGCTCGGTGTAGCCATTCGGGCTATAGATAAACACAGGAGAGCCAGAAGAGCCAGGGAAGCATGCCATGTCGACAACAAAGTCTTTTTTGCCTTGAAAATCTTTGTTCAGCGGTGAGGCAGTGATTCCTCGCCGGATAAGGGGAAGGTTGTTGACTTCGTCCGAAAGTGCACTTGGGTATCCGACCATCATGACTTCCTCAATTGCGTCAAATCGTTTGTTGCTGCTTGGGATCAGATCCGTCGTTAATGTAACGCAGAGAATAGGCTCTGGCAGTTGGTTCGATATGGGGAGCAAGGGAAAGGCACATAGGTCTACCTCTGGGTTAGGGTGCCGAAAAATTACTGGAGGATGGCAAATGGTGGATATCGATTTTTCGCCGATTGGGTTGTTCTCATCTTCTGTTCTGGTATGAAACGTAAGTTTGACCAACGGGAACTCCGTTGGAGGTAGAACGTGATTGTTTGTCACTAAGCATGGCATTTGCACGCTTTTGTTTGTCGACATGTCCATGACGAAACCAGTACCGTAGGATGCGGGTGTTCCGTTCGGGTTGAGAACGGTAATTCTCATCGTGGAATAAAGAAGTTGTTCTGCTGGGGTTAAGTTGAGCGGCATGAAGTATTTCTCCTTGGTTACGTTGATAGGGTCAGAGCTTCAACGATACACCAGGTAGAGCATGACGCCCTCGGGGGAAACCTCGGGGGCTTTTCTATTTCGAGGGACAAAATGAAGAAAGCTATTGTGGCGGCCATTGCGGTCGCCTTTTTCGTTTCTACAGCGGCGGAAGCACGTGGCGGTCGTGGGTTCAGCGGTGGACGTTCGTTCTCCCGTCCCGCTACTACGAAGAGCTATGCACCGAAGCGCACGACCGTTGTGAAGAAGAATACGACCGTCATCAACCAGACGGTGAATCAATCTGCTCCTGCCTCTTCTGGCGGTGGCTTCTGGTCTACTGTTGCCGGATCGTTCGCAGGGTCGATGGCAGGCAATGCTGTCTACGATGCTGTGACTGATGACAAGGGCCAGGAGCCGGCACCGGCTCAATGAAATATTTGTAGGTTGGGAATCAAAATGGTGAAGAAAAGAACCTGGTAGGTTCTCCCGTAGTTCGAAAAAGGCTTGCGGGTCTCGCGAGTCCCGAAGGTCGTCTAGATGCAATTTTTCAAAACGTGGTCTGACCACTAAAAAGGGGCTTATCGCTCGGCTTTTGTTTGTGTTTACTGGAGGAGCGTATGTCGCTGAAAACAGCGGGAATTCGAGAGTTTGCGAGGATGATTGGTCGCTCGCATTCTTGGGTGGTCTCGCAGTGCCAGCGCAACATCATTCCAAAAACCACTGACGGAAAGATTCCGGTCGATGATGCGCTGAAAATTGTTGCTCAACTGGACGAAGAAAAGTCCCGTGAAAAAGAAGAACGAGAGAGGGAAGCTTCAGAAGCCGAAGGCCTTTTGTCATTTGATGAAGCTCGCGCGAAGAAGGAAACGTACCTCGCTGAGATCAAGGAGATGGAGGCGAAGGTTATGCGCGGCGAGTTCGTTGCCGTGGCCGACGTGAAAGCGGATGCCCGTGCAACGGCTGAAAGGCTTCGCTCTTTTTGCCTTGCCGCTCCTTCTCGCTTTGCGGGCCTGCTCGAGCACAGAAGCCAGCGTGACGTTGAGGCCGTTTTGGAGCAGATGTTCAACGAACTTCTTGAGAAGATTCACGGCGGCCAATTCTCTGCCGACGAAGAGGTGAAAGATGGGGATTTGGAGTGACGAGTTTGCTCGGATCTGCCGACCTATCTCACGTCTGACGGGTAGCGAATGGGCGGATGAGTTCCGCGTCGTACCGCCGGGCACGTCGCCTGAGCCGGGCAAGTGGCGCACCAGTAGAACTCCATACCTGAAAGAGCCGATGGATGCTGCGACTGATCGCGAGACCGAAAAGGTTGTTTTAATGTTCAGTTCTCAGCTCGGCAAGTCGGAAGCGCTTCTTGGCATCATGGGCTATTACGCCGACCAAGAGCCTTCTCCGCAGCTGATGCTTCAACCGACGGTTGAAATGGCAGAGGCTTTCTCGAAAGAGCGCATCAGTCCGATGTTTGCTTACTCGCCTGGGCTCAAGGGAAAACTTGAGGAAGGCAAGGACGAGAAGGGGACTTCTCGCAAGTCGTCGACGACGATTCGCATGAAGCACTACCCGGGCGGGTATCTGGCGCTTGTCGGTGCCAATTCCCCTGCGGGTTTGGCTTCGCGCCCGATTCGCGTCCTTCTGTGCGACGAAGTTGACCGCTACGGCGTGACGAAGGAAGGTGATCCGATCAAGCTTGCGGTACAGCGTACCGCGAACTTTGAAGCCAGTCGAAAGATTGTGCTTGTCTCGACGCCGACCACGACGGAAGAATCAAAGATCTACGAAGCCTTCAAGGAGTCGGATCAGCGGTACTTCTACGTCAAGTGCCCGCACTGCGGTCATGAACATCGCCTCGTGTGGGATTTGGTCAGGTGGGACAAGGACGAGAACGGGAATGCGCTTCCGATGACTGCGGCAATGTACTGTCCTGAGTGCGGCGCGAAGACGCGCGGCCCGTACCGTCCTGACCTGAATATGCTGTCTACCGGTCGATGGATCGCGCATAACCCCGGCCATTCGGTCAAGGGGTATCAATGCAATGCGCTTTACTCGCCTTGGGTCACGCTTCACGGCTTGGTCGAGGAGTGGGTTTCGTGCACTGCTGAAAACAATCGCGAAAAGCTGAGGGAGTTCATCAACTTGAAGCTTGGAGAACCTTTCACAGCGATCAATCCCGATGAAGGGGACTTTGACCAGCTGTTAGACCGCCGCGAGGAATATCCGACTGAGCATTTGCCGGAAGGAGTCCTCATGCTGACCGCCGGCGTAGACGTTCAGCGCAATCGCCTCGAGTGCTCCATCTACGGCTGGGGCCACGACCGCGAGTGCTGGGGGATTTGTCATCGCGTGCTTTACGGCTCGCCTGATGACCCACAGACGTGGAACATGCTCGACGGCGTGCTCGAGACTGAGTACAAACATTCGAGCGGCGTGAAGATGCCTATCTCTTGTGTCTTCATTGACTCAGGTGACGGCTTATACACGAACAATGTGTACGCCTACACGCGGGCGAGGGAGCGTCAGAGAGTTTTCTCGATCAAGGGCCGAGGTGGCGCGGACTTGCCTTTCGTGGGCAAGCCGAGTCGAGCCGGTACCGAGAAGGCCGTGCTTTTCCCGCTTGGCGTCGATGCAGGCAAGCGCAAGGTGATGGATCGCCTTGATGTGCCCGAAGCCGGTCCGAACTTCGTTCACTTTGATGCGAATGAGGACGCGGGCTTCACGGAAGACTTCTTCAAGCAGCTTACCGCTGAAAAGCAGGAAGTCGTCCGAGACAAGAACGGCTCGAGACTTGTTTGGGTGAAGCTTCGCCAGCGCAATGAGACTTTGGACTGCGCGGTCTATGCGACTGCGGCGATGGAGCTTCTGACGCCAAACTTCGACGTGCTCGAGCGCTACTACACGGGCCAGAAGGTCGCTGAGTCTCGATCAGCTCAAAGGCGCGTCCGTCGTCGGGGGACTATCTCTCGAGGCGTTCAATTATGAATGGGGAAAGAAAATGACCAATCGACTCAACAACCCGACGCGCGACGAAATTTGGATGACTATTCGTCGCGGCGTCGAGAACGGTGCCATCCGAAATCACAAAGAGGCGACCAAGGCTGTGATTGCCCTTCGTGCAGCGTTTTCGGTTATTTATTCAGATCACTTTGCGGAGCTTTTGGCCGAGGAAGAATCTGATCGGCGTCATCAGGAAAGTCCTTCTCAGTCAACTTCTTGAGGTCTTCGTCAAGCTTGGCTTCGAGCTTGTCCCAGTCAATACTGGCTTCAGCACGATCCAAAGCCTCTTCCCATTTGGATTTTTTAGCGTTAGGTTCGCTCATATATCACCTTTCAGTGCGGTTAGTGGAATGCCGATTTGGGTTTCCGGCTGAACAATGATCGCACTGAAAGGTGGCTTTCACAAAATAGCCCTTGGAGCTTTGGTTCCGGGGGCTTTTTCTTACCCAAGGAGGCCGCATGGCTTGGATCACGCTTGAAGAAGCGAAGAAGAATCTCCAGCTCTGGATTGAGGCTTCTCAGGCTGTTGCCGCCGGTCAGTCGTACACGATCGGCACTCGGTCGCTGACTAGAGCAAGTCTTCGCCAGATCATGGACATGATCGCGTACTGGCGAAAGGAAGTCGCGGCGCTTGAGGCCGCGGGCAGAAGCCGCGTCTATCGTGGCGTGCCTCGTGACCTGTAGGAGATGACGCGATGAATCTTTTAGATAGAGCCATTGGCGCAATTGCGCCCGGCTGGGCATTGAGCCGCGTCGCCTCTCGACAGAGGATGATGCTTCTGAACTCCGGCTACTCGCACGGCGGCGCAAGCTACGCCAAGAAGTCGATGATCGGCTGGCGTAGCGGAACGACCGACGCGGACGAAGACATCGTAGACAACATCGAGACTTTGCGCGAACGTTCCCGCATGCTCTTCATGACGGCTCCGATTGCAACGGGTGCTTTGAAGACGATTCGAACGAACGTCGTGGGGTCCGGCTTGAGCCTGAATGCTCAGGTAGATTCGCGTTTCCTCGGGCTTTCTGATGAAGAGGCTCGTGAGTGGGAAGCCAACGCGGAGCGCGAGTGGCGATTGTGGGCTGAGTCTGTAGCGTGTGACGCGGAACGTCGTCAGAACTTCTACCAGCTTCAATCCCTTGTCGTTCTCTCGACGCTCATGAGCGGCGACTGCTTTGTCGTGATGCCGATGATTCGACGCGCAGGCTCGATCTACGACATGCGCGTAGGGATCATTGAGGCCGACCGAGTTTGCAATCCGCTCAGCCAAAACATTGTCGGTAAAAACGTTCTAGGCGGCGTTGAGGTCGGCAAGTATGGCGATGCCGTGGCGGTCTATGTGGCGAACAAGCATCCTCGGGCGATCCCGAGAGCGCTTGAAGCCGCAAGCGTCAAGTGGACGCGAGTACCGATTTTCGGCGAGCGTACTGGACGACGCAATGTTCTTCACGTGATGACTGATGTGGAACGACCGGCACAGCGTCGAGGCGTTCCGATTCTTGCACCTGTCATCGAAGAGCTGAAGCAATTGAAGCGCTACAGCGATGCCGAACTGATGGCTGCCGTGATTAGCGGCATGTTCACGGTTTTCGTGACGACGCCGAATCCGTCAGAAGATGAGCCTTTCGGTGGTGGCGGCCTTCCTGCTATGCAGAGGGTTGATCCTGACCCTCAGGCTTACGAGCTTGGGAATGGCGCAATCGTCCAGTTGGCCGAAGGCGAGAAGGTTGAGATCGCGGACCCGAAGCGTCCGTCCGTCGCTTTTGACGGTTACGTGCAGGCAGTTTGCCGCCACATTGGCGCGGCACTCGAGATTCCGTACGAACTTTTGCTCAAGCACTTCACTTCGAGCTACAGCGCAAGTCGCGCCGCTTTGCTCGAGGCTTGGAAGATGTTCCGCATGCGCCGCGACTGGCTTGTGTCTTCCTTCTGTCAGCCTGTCTACGAAGAGTGGCTGGCAGAGGCCGTCGCCAAGGGTCGCATCAAGGCTCCTGGCTTCTTCTCTGATCCTGCAGTTCGTGCCGCGTGGAGTGGTGCTGAGTGGCACGGCGACGCTCAGGGCCAGCTCGATCCGCTTAAGGAAGCGAATGCCGCAGTTGTCCGCGTGAAGAACGGCTTCAGCACGATCAGTCGTGAAGCCGCTGAGATGACGGGCATGCGCATGGAGTCCATCGTCAGAACGCGAACGCGAGAAGAAGCGCTGCTGAAAGCAGCGGGCTTGAGCACGTCAGGCGGGACGATCGAGGAGAAGGAGGAAAAAGAATGAACCGATTTTGGAACGTAAAAGCCAAGGAGGGCGAGGAAAACGCAAGGCTCGACCTCTTCGGCTACGTAGGCGGGTCGAAGGACGATCCGTGGGACAAGGGCTTTAACGAAGACGAGTTTTTGAAGGATTTTCGCAGCATCCCGACTGATGCGAAGCTGGAAATCTCGATCAACTCCTTCGGTGGTGCTGTCTACACGGGCCTGTCCATCTACTCGCTCTTGAAGGCGCATAAGGGTGAGATCACCTTCCGCGTCGATGGGGCCGCGATGAGTGCGGCCACGATCATCACGAGTGTGCCGGGTGCAAAGGTAATCATGCCCCGCGGTTCGATGATGATGATCCACAAGGTCAGCTCGGTCGCTGTCGGTACTACGGACGACATGCGAAAGACCGCCGACGACATCGAGAAGCTGGAGGAAAACCTCATCAGCATCTATGTCGAGAAGACGGGCCGCACGGCTGACGAGATCAAGGAAAAAGTGAATGCCACGACTTACTTCACGGCTGAAGAAGCTGTTGAGTTTGGTCTGGCTGATGAAGTCGACGATACGGCAACTGTCCAGAACTCTGCCGTCGATGGCTTTGTCAACTTGAACGGCCTGAAGGCTGAGGCGAAGTACTTCGTCGGCATGCCGAAGGCTTTTATCAAAGCGGAGCATAAGGCGTCCGCAGTTCAGAAGGAGGTCCGTATGGATCTTGATTCTTTGAAGGCGGACTATCCCGACCTCGTCGAGGCTATCCGCAATGAGGCTCGTGCTGAAGGCGCAAAGGCTGAGCGTGAACGCATGAAGGACATCGAAGATTGTGCCCTTCCCGGTTACGAACGGCTGGTTGCCGAAGCCAAGTACGGCGAAAAGACGATGACCGGTGCAGAACTTGCCGTCGCCATTGTCAAGGCCGAAAAGGCAAGCAACAAGCGCGCAGGCGAGGGCATGTTGGAAGACTCCAAGTGCCTTGAAGGCATTGCCGCAGTAGAAGGCAATGTCCACGGCATTGATCTTCCGGGCGAAGTCAATCAGGAGGCGCTTGATCGAATCATCGCCGCCGGTGCTCGCGGTTTCGAAAAGAAGTAAGGAGAGATTTTATGCTCGCACAGGAAAAGTACACGACGACGGCTGACAACCTTTTTGCCGCGTCTCAGATGATGCCGGTAGTCGCCGATGCGATGACGGTGAAGGCTTCGCAGGGTGCTCTCAAGCGTGGTGCCCTTCTCGATGCGACGGGTACGCTCTGCACGGTCGATGCCGGCAAGACCACGATTTCCGAGGTCTATGCTGTTCTCGCTGAGGACGTTGATACGACGAAGGGCGCTGTTGAGGCCGCCGTTTATCTCACCGGTGAATTCAACGAAAACGCTCTCAGCTTCAAGTCTGACAACGATGCCCTCGTGAGCGATTTCAAGGCTTCCGCTCGCAAGGTCTGCATCTTCTTCAAGCCGTCCATCTAAGGAGAAACACAAATGGATATGTTCACTACCCGTACCATGATGGCCATGGTCGAAGCCGGCAAGAAGACGAACAACACGTGGCTTCGTGATCGCTACTTCGGCTATCGTCCGACGTTCAACACCCAGAAGATCGACTTCGATATCGTCGGCATGGGGGGGCGCAAGATCGCTCCCTTCGTCAATCCGAAGGTCGGCGGCGTGGTCCTTGAGCGTGAAGGCTACTCCACGAACAGCTTCGAAGCACCGGAACTCTCTCCGATGCGTGTGACGACCGCCGAAGACATGCTCAAGCGTCTCCCGGGCGAAACGGTCTACGCTGGCAAGACGCCCGAAGAACGTGCAGCCGAAATTCTCGGTCGCGATCTTTCCGATCTTGATGACATCATCACTCGTCGTGAAGAAGCCATGTGCGCTGAAGCCCTTTTCAGCGGCAAGGTCACGGTCAAGGGCACCGGGTACGATGAAGTTATCAATTTCTGGGGCGGCCTTGGCGAAAACGAAAAGCCGAAGACGACGCTCACGAAGAAGTGGTCTGCTACGGACGTTACTGCCGCCGACATCCTCGCCGACATTCGTGCTATCAAGCGAGCCATGGTCAAGAACGGCGGCTTTGCTCCGCGTGACATGATCCTTGGCTCCAAGGTCTATGACCTTCTCATGAAGAAGTTCATCGAGGCCAAGTGCCTTGACAACCGACGCGTTGATCTCGGCTTTATCAAGCCGCAGGAACTCCCGAGCGGCGTGACGTACATGGGCTACCTGAACGAAGTCGGCATCGACATCTACGCCTACGACGAGTGGTACATCAACGACGAAGGCAAGGAAGTTCCGATGGTTCCCGAAACCGCCTGCTTGCTCGCCTCTCCCGACACGAAGACGATGCTCGCTTACGGTGTCGTGGCTCTTGCCGGTGATGACGATGTGAAGTTCTATGAAGGTGCTCGCGTTCCCGATTCCTGGGTCCAGCGTGCGAATCCGTCTGGTCGCATCGTCCAGATCAAGTCCCGTCCCCTGCCGGTCATCCAGCAGGTCAACGGCTTCCACCTGGTCGACTGCATCTAAGGTACAGAGGGGACGGGTTTCGGCTTGTCCCCTGATTTTTTCAAGGGGTGTTCATGAAGATCGTCTTTTTGCAAAACGTTCTGCATGCAGGCTCTCGATATGCAGAGGGTGAAGAAGCGGATGTCGACATCGAGGTCGCCGAGCACTTGGCAGCCTGCGGCTTTGCCGTGAAGATTTCGCCTGCTGTTCGCTCTGATGAGCCGAAGGCCGCGAAGGCGGAGCCGACGGCCAAGCCTCGCGGCAAGGTGAAAGCCAAAGCCAAAGCCGTTGAAGCGCCGTCAGGCATCGAGGCCGCCTTTGCCGGCATTCCCGATATGGGAGTGAGTTCTGATGATTGACTACAAGTCGCAGTTCAAAGCGGACGTCGACAGCGTCTTCCTTGACCCGAACATCTTCGCCGAATGGCATGACATCGACGGACTACGGGTCAAAGCTTTGCTCGACAAGGTTATGACTCAGGACGACGGTCCGGGCCGCGTCGGTGTTTTCATCAACCAGTTGCGCGTCTATGTACGTACGGAGGACATTCAGCCCGTCCCTGTTGAGGATGAAATCATCTCGATCGACGGGTTTGAGTATTACGTCCGCTCGGTATCCGACGAAGACGGTGTGCTGGTGATCCTTTGTGAGAAGGCGAGTCAATGAGTGTTCTTGTTAGGCTTGATGGTGACGGCGATGTCGTTAAGAAGGCTCAAGCCGTTCTATCTGGTGTAGAGGGTGGCATTGAGAAGGCAGTTATGCGGTCTATGAATCGTGCGCTGTCCTCTGGAAAAACCGCTCTCGTTAAAGGCGTAAAAAGCACTTACGAGGTTAACGACGAGCCTGTACGCGACGCGGTGAAAGTTCGTCGCGCTTCTGTAACTCGCCTTGCGGGAAGTATCGACGTTAAGGGCAAGACATTGTCCGCACGTCACTTCGCTCACGACCCTGCCGGCAAGGATACGACAGGCTCTGGCAGAAAGACGGTTCGCATCGCTATCAAGAAGGGCAAAACTTCGGCGCTTAAAACAGGCTTTATATGGGATGGCGGATGGGGGACCGAAAAGCATGCGATCTACCTTCGTTCTGGTGGAAAAGTCCGTGCTACGAAGGGGCGTCACGCTGGCAAGAAGTACATGGTTGAAAAGCTCAAAAAGATGACTGGTCCATCTGTACCTCAGATGGCTGGTAACGAAGAGGTTAGTGAAGCCGTTGAAAAACGCGTTCAGGAGATTTTCGAACGGAGGCTAACCCATGAAACAAATCGCATTCTTAAGGGGAAATGATGGTTGAAAACAATCTTTGTCAGTCTTTACGAGGTTTGGTGAAGGAGGCAGTCAAAGATTTGCTTTTGCCTACCCAACCGAAAACACCACGTGGAGAACCAGGATTACGTGAGCCACAGGTAGTCAATAACTATCTGCCACCCAAGCGCTCTGGTGACGCGGACGATTTCCCGTTTGTACTTGTTCGTGCAGAACGCGGTACGAGTAACCAAGATCAAACGTCGGTAACTGTTGTGCTGGTAGTAGGTGTCTATTGCCAGAACGGCCTTGATGGTGCACGTGAAGGCCATGAGCATTGCTTGAACGTTATGGAAAGGATTCGCTTGAAACTGATGTCCCTGCCGGGGTTGATCCTCGACGGGCGCTATCAGCTTCGAGGCGATGTGACGTGGACGCTTCCGACTGATCAGCCTTTCCCCTTCTATCAGCTCGACATGGAGACAGAATGGCTTTTTAGGTCACCAGTCACAGTCATGGAGGATTTCTGATGGCAAAAGCCAGTCCGACGATTTACGTCGGTCCCGATTTGCCGCATGGCGTCCTTAAGCGTTACACGGTTTTCACGGGCAAGTATCCGCCCAACGTCGAAGAACTTCGAAAAAAGAGTCCGTCCTTGTGCGGACTTTTCGTTTCTCTGGACAAGCTTCATGACGCTCGGCGTCGAATCAAGGTTCAGGGCGATCTTCTGAATACTCTTTCAAAACAAATCTTTAAGGAGATTTAACGATGGCCTATCGTCATGGTGTTATCGTTTCCGAAGTGCCGACCTCGGTGCTTCCTCCGGTCGAAGTCTCTGCGGCGATTCCGATCGTGATTGGTACGGCACCGGTCAACATGACCGATCCGAAGTGCGTCAACAAGCCGATTCTTGCGTATTCGTATGAAGAGGCCGTTGCCGCTATGGGCTATGTGCCGCCCGCCGCTGTAGTTGGCTCCACGCTCAAGAAGCATGAGTTCACGCTCTGCGAAGCGATCAAGGCTCAGTTCTCGCTTTTCGCCGTTTCCCCGATCATCCTTGTGAACGTCCTTGATCCGACGAAGCACAAGAAGTCCGCTACGACCACGAGCGTCACGCTTGATGCGAAGACTGGTCAGGCCGTGATCGAAGAAGCCGGCATTCTTCCCGAGTCTGTTACGCTCACCCCGTCGTCCGCCTCTGCATACACGCAGGGCGAAGACTTCGTACTGTCCTTTGACTCCAACGGCAATCTCGTGATCGCCTCTCTGACTCAGGATGGCGGCACGTTCAAGTGTACGACCGGCGCAAGCCTGACTTTCTCTGCCGAGAAGCTTGACCCGTCTGCCGTTGATGCTGCCGAAGTCGTCGGCGGTGTCGATGTGTCTGGCGTTAAGTCAGGCCTCGAGCTTGTTGATGAGTGCTTCCCGCGCTTCGGCCTCGTGCCGGGTACGCTTGCCGCTCCCGGATTCTCTGGCAAGCCCGAAGTTGCCGCCGTGATGGCTGCCAAGGCATCCAACATCAACGGCTACTTCCGTGCGATTGCTCTTATCGACATTCCGACGGATTCCGTCAAGAGCTACACGTCTGTTGCTCAGTGGAAGAATACGAACAACATCACTGACCCGATGCAGGTTGCCTGTTGGCCGATGCTCTCGCTTGATGGTACAGCGTACAACATGAGCTCTCAGCTTGCAGCTCTGCTCGGTAAGGTCGATGCAGACAATGACGATACCCCGTATGTATCTCCATCAAATAAGTCTTTCCAGATGACGGCTGCAGTGCTTCAGGACGGCTCTGAAGTTTGGCTTGGCCCGGACAACGGGGAGTACCTGAATGGCCAAGGTGTAGTTACTGCGCTTAACTTTATTGGTGGCTGGAAGTGTTGGGGTAATCGAACCGCTGCCTATCCAGCAAGTACAGACGTGAAGGATGCCTTTATCTGTATCCGCCGTATGTTCAACTGGATTGGTAATACGCTGACTCAGACTTTCTGGCAGAAGCTTGATGCTCCTGCAAACCGTCGACTCATCGATACCGTCATCACGTCTGCGAACATTTGGTTGAATGGGCTTGCCGCTCGTCAGTACATCCTTGGTGGACGCGTTGAGTTTCTTGAGTCAGAAAACACTGTGACAGACATGATGGATGGCAAGTTCTGCTTCCACGTTTACGTCACGCCGCCGTCCCCGGCTCGCGAACTTGACTTCGTGCTTGAGTATGACGTGAACAATCTGACCACGCTTTACGCTTAAGGAGGTGAACGATGGCTGGAACGAATAATGTGCCGGAGCGCCTTGTTGCCTTCCGTGTATATGGTGAAGGCAATGATTTGCTTGGCACTGCAAATGTAACACTGCCTACGATTGAGCCAATGACTGATACGGTCAGTGGTGCGGGCATTGCAGGTGAAATTGAAACGCCAATCATGGGCCATTTCGGCTCGATGACTGTTTCTCTTCAGTGGCGAACGATTGAGGTGAGTGCTGTAAAGCTTGCGGCATTTAAATCTCATAGCCTTGACATTCGCGGTTCGCAACAGGTCTACGATGCTGCCAACGGCAAGTACAAGACTGTGCCTGTTCGTCTTGCTTTGAAGGCTCTGCCGAAGTCTGTAAACCTCGGGTCTTTTGAGACTGGTTCAACGACCGACAGTGAGACTGAACTTGAAGTGTCCTATCTGAATCTCTATGTTGACGGGAAGAGTGTCATGGAGATCGATAAGTTCAACTATGTGTGCAAGATTGGTGACGAGGATATGCTCGAAACCGTCCGCAAGGATCTTGGCCTCGCGTAATTAAGCACCGCCGGGAGGGTTCGCTCTTCCGGCTTTTTTCTTTAAGGGTTTGATATGAAGATCGCTTTGACTAAGCCGTACAACTTCGAGGGCAAGGAGTACACCGAGCTCGAGATTGATTTCGAAAGCCTGACGGGTCGCCAGGTGTCCCAGGCAAAGCGGGAATTTATTCGCTCCGGCAATTTTGCGGGCGGCAACATCATGCAGGCCGACATGGACTTCTGCGTCTATCTGGCGGCCAAGGCCATTGATCAGCCGATTGAGTTTATGGAAGGCCTGCCCGCCAAGGACTACCTAACGGTTTCTACACTGGCCGCAGGTTTTTTGCTCGTATAGGCCTCAGGGGAAACTTTGACCCTGAGGAGCGGCTGATGCAGGTTTGCTTGCGCATGCGGCCGTATACGGGCGGATCGGTGCTCGATTGGATGGCGCTGCCTTTGGTTGAGCTGGGGGCGTGGAACCGCGCTGTCCAAAAAGATCAGGATGAGCAGGATAAGCGAAAGCGGTAATGGCGCTAGAATGAAAAAGGCGATACTCCCTTTCTTAATAGCGTTATGAAGAATAAAGACACGAACTTGGATAAAGTGCAAAGTGTTGAGTTCAGCACCGAAGAAAAAATTCAGACTGCTATTGATTTCGCGCCTCGATTTTTTTTGATCTGCGCGGTTTCGTACGTAGTCCAATACGTCAAACTTACTCTGCTGACGATGAAGTTGGCGTTGGTCATCATTCCGCTTTTTTTGCTCGTTGGCTGGATGTTTGGATTTACTTGGTGATCACCGCAAGCAACGGAGCCGTTGCAGGATGCCCGTCGTTTTATCGGCGGGCTTATTTTTTTGGTGGAGGTGAAAAATGGCTGGTGTTGAGCATAGCTTAACTTTTCAGATCGCCGGTAAATTGGCCTCAAGCTTGCCACAGGCCTTCAGCTCTGCCGGTGGACTAGTCGGGGGGCTTTCGTCGAAGCTGTCCGAGCTCGAGGCCGAGGCGTCTCAGGTGGGCGCGTTGGTCAATCACCGCAAGGCGGTGTTGAAGGCGTCCGCGGCGTATCGACAGGCGAAGGCGAAGTTGGACGATCTCAAGTCTGAGATGTCTCGTGTTGGCGTGCCGACTAAGAAGATGACGGTCGCCCACCAGAAGGCGAAGGATGCAGTTGAGCGCTGCTCGGTAAAGCTTGAGGCGGAGAAGCGAAAACTCGATCGCATTCCCGGTGCGGCTGCATCTGCAGAGTCGAGCATCGTCACGCTGAAGAAGCGACAAAAAGAACTTGGCGACCAGATCGACGTGACGAAGCGTAAGATCGACGCAAACGCTAAGGGGCTAGAGCACTTTGCCAAAGCAGGTGCTGGCGTGATGGCGGCGAAGGTAGGCTTCGGACGTGCGGCGTCTGCTGTTTCGAATACCGCAAACACGATTAGATCTGTAATGGAAGGTCCAGTGCAGGCATCCATGAAGATGGAAGATGCGATGGCCGACTTGGCCAAAGTGTCCGATTTCACGCCTGAAGGACTTGAGCGGATGAAGCGTGATCTTGAGCGAATGAGCTTGAAGATCCCGATGAGCGCCGACGGCCTTGCGCAGATTGCGGCTGCTGCGGCCGGTGCCGGCGTTGCGCAGAAGGATTTGCTCGGCTTCACGGAGCAGGCCGCAAAGATGGCTGTTGCGTTCGACATGACCGCAGAGCAGGCAGGCACGATGATGTCGAAGTGGCAAAGCGGTATGAAGCTGAGCGTCCAGGAGACGTACGCTCTCGCTGATGCGGTGAACGGGTTGAGTAATAACAATGCCGCTCTGGCAAGTCAGATCGGTGATGCTATTCAGCGTTATGGTGCTTTGGGTAAAGTCGCGGGCTTGTCTGAAAAGCAAACGGCGGCGTTGGCGACTTCGTTGATCGCCTCCGGAGCGTCTAGCGAAACCGCGGCTACCGGCATGAAGGCATTCATGGGCACTTTGGCAAAGGGTGCACAGTTGTCCGAACAACAGCTGGCGGCGTTTGCGAATATTGGCATTGGTGATGTCAAACAGCTTCAGAAGGACCTTCAGAAAGACGCTCCCGGGGCTATTCTCAAGGTTTTGGAAGGGCTGAAGAAGAACATTCCAGAAGAAAAGCGCACGATGTATCTCAACGTGCTGTTCGGTGAAACAGGCAGCGAGGCCATTGGACCGCTTCTGCAGAACGTTGAGGCGCTGAAGAATAATTTTGATCTCGTAACTGACGAAACAAAAACGGCTGGTTCGATGGAGAAAGAGTTTGCGGCAAGAGCAGCTACGACATCGAATTCGTTACAGCTGTTGAAGAACTCAGCGGAACATGTGGCGCGAGCTTTTGGTGATCAGTTCTTGGGACCGATCCGTGAGGGCACGCTAGAGTTGGGGTCGTTTGCGGAGGAGGTCGCTTCAGCTGTTAAAGAGCATTCAGGCCTCATAAAAGCCGGGCTTAAAGCTGTTGTGGTTTACGGCGCACTTTCGGCAACCGTCGGGGTGGTAGGCGGCGTTCTCGGGGCAGCCACGGCGGCCATGAGCGCATGGCGCGGAATATGCGCGTTCAGCACAACAGCGATGAAGCTGACAACGGCGGTAGGCCGAGGGCTTGCGGTGACGGGGCGTCTCTTAGGA